AGCCTCTAGTGATTACGGTCCAACAGTAATCAACGTAGTGTCTCCAAATATCACCGTAACAGTTGATTCAGGATATGCAGGTCAGTCATTGACTTCTGCAACTTATCCACTCACAGGTGGTTCAAACGGTACTGCAACAGCATCTACCGATTACACAAACTACAAGGCAAGCGGTTCTTCAGTATTTGAAGGATTTTCAAATCTTGAGCGTCCTCTTGTTATGTTCCTTCCAGTTGTCAACGCACTTGCTTCTGGAACAACGGCAGTATTTGATGCAGCCACGTCATGGGCAGAAGATAACAACGGGTTCGTTGTTGCAGACACAGACCCAGATTTGACTGTAGCCAACGCAGTAAGTGCTGCTGCTGCTCTTGCAGACACAAGTTTTGCAGCCGTGTATTACCCACACTATTTCATTGCTGACCCACTAGGACGTGGCGCTGGTGCGCTTCGTAAGATTGGTCCATCAGGCGCCATTGCAGGTATTTACCTATCTAATGACGCATCTCGTGGTGTATTCAAGGCTCCAGCAGGTGTCGGTGTTCAACTTCAAGGCGCAGTTGTTATGGAGAGAACTTTCACATCAACCGAACTTGACACGATGAACGCAAGCACATCTCCAGTCAACGCTATTCGTGCTCTTCCTGGTGCAGGTATCTGCGTCATGGGCGCACGTACACTCAAGCAAGATGGAACAGCAAACAAGTACGTAAATATGCGTCGTTCGCTTATCTACATCCGCAAGCAACTAAAGAACCTCACAGAGTTTGCAATCTTTGAAAACAACGATGAAAAACTATGGGCTGCGTTGCGCACTGTAATCTCCTCATTCTTGGTTGAATACAAGAATCAGGGCGGTCTACGTGGTGCAACAAACGCTGATGCGTTCTTTATCAAGTGCGATGGAGAAAACAACACCGCACAATCAATTGCAAACGGAGAGGTACGCATCCAAGTGGGTGTTGCACTCCAGTATCCAGCAGAATTCGTTGTCATTGACCTAAGTCAAAAGACTGCGAATTAATTCGAAGGAGAATGAAATAAATGCCAACAATCATCAATAACCGCTCGACACTGGTAACCGACCCGTTACGTAACTTTCGGTTCCTTGTCCAGTTCAAACCTCTAACGGGATTCCCAGGAACACTGGGCGGAACGTTACGCAGCGGAGCCGTAAACAACATTGCTTTTGGGTTTACCTCCGTATCAGGTCTGTCAGTAACAACAGACTCGATTCCTTATCGTGAAGGCGGATACAACACGACCGTTCACCAGATTCCTGGACAAACAACATTCACCCCGCTCACATTGCAGCGTGGTGTAATGCTTGGAACAAACCAGAACTGGGAATGGATGCGCCTCTTGTTTGCAACAGTTGCAGCAGGGGGTAGCACACGTGGAGTTGAAGAAAACTTCCGTTGCAACATCGAAATCTCTGTACTTTCACATCCAATTCCTGCTGCAGGTGCAGGAGACCCAAATGCACAGGCTACTGACCATGTAGCAAAGCGCATTGAGGTCTACAACGCATGGCCTACCTCTGTGGCATACTCAGACCTCAACGCTGGTGACAACGCTCTCCTAGTAGAACAAGTCACCTTCGTACACGAAGGCTTTGATGTCAATTGGGCAACTAGCCTTGCAACATCAGGACAAGCACCAGACTTCGCAGACTAACAAAGGACCATAATGTCGAAAACCATTAGTGCAGCGGCTAATCCCGCATTGGCAAACCAAATGATTAATGAACTTGTGGATGAAAAGCCACAGCAAAAAGAAGTAAAGATTACTTCTCCTTCGAACAATCTCGTGACTCTCCCTGGTGGCTATCTAACAGCCACTGGGGAAGTCATTGATGAAGCAGAGGTAAGAGAACTCACTGGTGCAGACGAAGAAGCAATAGCAAAAGCCCCAAATGTGGGAAGAGCGCTATTAACCATTCTTCAAAGAGGAACAGTAAGAATTGGAGAAGAACGGGCTGACGAGAAGATACTTGAAGGTATCTTGTCTGCAGATAGAGACGTTCTTCTTCTTGCAATATTCAAAGCAACTTTTGGTAACACAGCAGTTGTTCCTGTTTACATGGATGGAGAGATGAAAGAGGTTGAAGTTGACCTCAATGCCGACATTCCAATCAAAATGTTGTCAGATAAAGTAAATGACCGTTACTTTACGGTTAAAGGCAAAAAGAACAACTACACAGTGCAATTACCAACGGGCAAGACTCACAGAGAAATGATAAAGAACTCTGAAAAGTCGTCTGCTGAACTAACAACCATAATGTTAGAAGGCACTGTTACAGAGATAAACGGCGCACCAGTCTTAAGTAAATCCCAGGTACAAAATCTTGGCATCCAAGACCGCAAAATCATCATTGATGAAATCAATAAAAGACTTCCAGGGCCACAGTTTGACGATGTCACTGTGACAGACCCTGATACAGGAAAAGAGGTAAGTGTTCCCGTTAATTTCGGGACCTTATTTCGCTTCTAATGTAGCGGATTACGACACTCTAGTTGCAGAGTGGGCGGCCCTTACAAGGTCTTTTAAAGGCTGGACTTTAACGGAGATAAAACAACTGTCTCCACGAGAACGCAAGAATTGGCTAGAAGTAGCCCGTTACGTCAGGGAAAGGGATTGATATGGCAGATAATAAAATGCTATCTAATGTCCGTGAACTGACAACTGCCGTAGGTCAACTGCAGCAAAAAATAGATGCTCTATACAACTCATTAGATAAGTTATCAAATAAAGCAACAGAAGCACTTGGTGGTGCTCAAGGTGTACTTCAATCTGGTGGACAGATAGGTGTTGGTCAAGGTTCAACCACCATGAACCTTGGAACTGACGCAGCCAAGTTCTCTGCTGCACCAACAGGCGCTGGTGGCAAGTTAATGCCATCAAGTCTTGGTAATTTTAGTTTTTCATGGCAGTTTAAGCAGGCTCCAACTGAAGCATCACTGGTCACGTCACAATTTGGTGGAGGTGGCGGTGGTGGAGGTGGCGGAGGATTCTTCGACTCTCTTGGTTGGGGTCAATTTAAACGAGGATTTGGCGGTGCTGCAAAGTTTGGATTAGGAATTGCCGCTGGTATGTACGCGGCTGCTCCAGACATATCTCTTCTTGGACAGCGCTCAATTGGTTTAGAGCAAGCGTTACGTTTGGGCACAGGAAATCGTGCCATGTTGAACCAACAACTAACTGGTGGATTACGAAACGCTATGTCCAGCGTTGGTTCCGATGCAATTGTTGCTCCAATTCTTGCAAGTCGTGGATTTATGCCAGGAACAGCCAACTACAGGATGATGGTTGGAGAAACTGCTGGAGCATTTAGATATCTTGGAATTGATAACGCCGCTGCTGCTTCTGCTCTTGCTAATTTGCGTTCTGCACCAACAGGTGCATCGCTGTATAACCTTGGTATTAACACATACGACGCTGCAAGCGGTAAGTTTAAATCAACTGGTCAAGTTGCAAAAGAGTTAATGAATGTTCTTACTGCAGGTAGAGGTGCAACTCCAGAACAGATTGCAATAGGACTGCAGTCTGGCTCATTGTCAGGAACATTGCAAGACCTGTTTGGAACAGGCGCTGAAAAAGACATTATGCAGGTCGCATTAATGGACCTTGCAAAGGGACGAAATCCAGACCTTGCAATGCGTGGAGAAAAGAACCCAATCCCTGTTCTTGAGGGCGTTGGAAAAATGAATTACTCGCAGACCCGCGTGTACGAGGCTGCTGAAGACAGAATGATTGAAGGATTTAACAGGGCCGCAAAAGTTGTTGAAGCATTTAACACACAAATGGAGAAGATGGTTGGTCCGTTTGCAGAGACCAAAGGATTTATACAAGGTGTTGGTGGAACAAACGTTGGTGAAGGAATTGTAACAGGATTCCCGCTCATTGCTTCTGGCCTTAAAGACATGGTCAAATCACTGACTTCTATTGCAGGTTTGGCTGGAGTTGCTTCAGGTCTTGCCACAGTTGCTGCAGGGTTTGCAGCCTTTACAGAAATTATGGATGACAAACCAAAACCACAAGGTGGAGGTTCATCTGGTTACGGTGCTTCATTTAATGCTCAAAGATTAGGTGGAAAAGGTGGCGGACTATACGCTGCT